TCTTCTCATTCGGGTCGCAGAATGTGAACTGCGTCAAGTACATCAAGCCCCAGATTTTCTACGGCTACGTTGAATATCCGATGAAGACCCTATTCGCTGACCTGAAGGACGCAAATGCGGTTGTGGAGGACGAGGACACGACAGCCGCTATCAAACTCAAACCCCCCAAGCTGATTGTCAAGTATATTGACCCAGATGGGTTTCACTCCAAGGAGTTCGGAATGGAAGACACTATCATCTTGGGCAAACTGAGTGCGTGGGGTCTGTTTCTGAAGAAGCCAGGGGAATTGAGTTGGGCCGCGGCCTTGGCGGCAGGGAGGATTCAGTTCTGGTTAGCAGTGGCGGTGTTTTGGGTGTTGATGATTGTGTGGGCGTACAAGTCGTGGGACCACATGGGCAAGATGGGTCTCAGTTGGAAGACGGCAACCAAGGCGAACTTTGGAGAGTATGGGCAGTGGTTCGCATTGTTCGCAGGACTGTTTGCCCAGATTGGGCTTACAAAGTACATCATGGCGTTCATTGCCGCCTTGGCTCCCGTGTGGTCCTTTTGCATCCAGTTCGCGCTGTGGTTCTTCGTGGACAGCCAGATTGAGGAAGACCTCCGTAGCCGAAATGTTTCAGGGGAGTAAACAATGTTGTTTCAGCTTGACGGTATCTGGTTTGCGGCGGGCGTTACCGTTGGATTGTTGCTGTCGTCCGTCGTCATTCCGCCTCGTCGCACAGTGTCCAAGGTCCCCGACCCGACGGATGGAAATCTGGTGTACCACACGGACACGGGGTGCGTCCGCGTGGAGGCCACAGAGGTTCCATGCACGTCCGAGACAGACTCCTTCAACTTACTTGCCTCTCTTAAGAAGTAAGGGAATGCTGAACATCACCTCCGCACTTGAACGGGCCAAGCCGTTCTTTTCCTTTATTGTCGGTCTGGGGTTGGCAGCGCTGCTGTTTCACCGCGACTTTGTAACCCACTACATCCTGGCGTTGCCGCTGGAGGACATACGGACCAAGACGAATCGGGTGAACGGCAAGTGCTATCGCTACCGCGTGGAAGATGCGGCGTGTGAAAAGATGCCTTCAGTATAAACAATGGACAGCGACTCAACCTCCTTGGACGCCCTGCTTCCTTCGCCGCAAGGCAATCAGTCTGCGCCGCCGCTGATTCCCATGCCGTCAACTGAGCAGACGACACAGGGCTCAATGATTCCGTCCTTCAAGCCGACCCTGCCCCAGATGGGATTCATGTTCCGCAACCTGAAGCTGTATTTCTGCTTCTTTGTGGCTGCAGCCATCATTTCCCTGTCGACGCCGCGCAACATGCTCCTCCAGTACCTGCCGTCCATGTACACCAGTGGCGGCGTGGTGTCGTGGCAGGGTGCGGGTGTTCTTGGCGGCGCCGCGGTTGTGATTGCCCACCTGTTGTCCGTGTTCCTCGGTAGTGTGGGGATTTAAGAGGCTTGGGAGTGAATAAGCAATGAGCACGCCTGCATGGGTTTATCCCAACATCTGCTTGGGCGCGGGCGCATCGCTAACCCCGTTCTTTGTCAATACCAACCGCGTGACTCACGTCATTAACTGCGCATACAGTGAGAATTCTCCAGCGTGGTTCCGGCGGGCATATCCCAGTCGCTACGCTCAGCTGGACGCTCACGACTCCACACAAGTGAAGATTCTGGATTGGTACCCTGCATTTGAAACCGCCATGCGCACCTTCCTGCGAGCTCCGAATGCCGTTGTCTTTGTCCACTGCCAAGCGGGCATCAACCGGTCTGCCTTCTTGCTGCTCTACTTCATGTGCAAAAACTTTGGATTGGACTTTCCGACGTTGCTATCCGCGGTTCGTAAGCAGAGACCGCAGATTTGCCAGAACCCTGCCTTTATGGAGGAAGTGACTGATGCACTGAAGGTCCCGAACCCATCTACATAAACAGCCACAATAGACACCATGGATGTATTCAAGGTGAGGCGGACACGGGAAACGGGATCGGCGTCCATCGGGACGCTCGATTCGGTTCACCAAGATATTGTCCAAGGACTGAGGGAAACCCAGTCCAAGGCAGATGCGGATGCAGAATTAGTTGGTTTACGGGAGAAAATTGCAGCCGTTCACGGGTCCAATGAGATTGGCGATGTCATCCAGTGCTCGCAGTGGGAAGCGCGCGTGAAGGAGTTGGAGGCAGAAGCCGTACAAGCCGACCCCGTCCAGGAGTACTACCTGAAGAACATGGACATCCTGATGGGCTACTACAATCGCGAGTCTGGGGGCACGTCAGCGACAACCGTTGCGCCCAAGGATGCTCACACGTTCTTGAAGTACTTTGCGACGGCAGCGTCCACGGACACGGGGTCCACACGGAAGCAGATGTTTGACGAGTATGCAGCCCGCATGAAGCTGGGTGCGACCCCCGAAATGACCCAGCTGCAGACGGAACATTGTGCGCAGTGCAATGTGGCCCGTGAGGAAATCAGCTCCGAGGGCATTCTGGTGTGCCCGAAGTGCGGGTCCGAAGAATACTCGCTCGTGGTGTCGGACTTCCAGTCGTTCCGTGACCCGCCCAAGGAGCGGAACAATTACGCGTACAAGAAGATTAACCACCTCAACGAAATCCTCAACCAGTTTCAGGCCAAGGAATCCACCATGATTCCAGAGGAGGTGATGAATGAGGTGGTGCTGGAAATCCGTAAACGTCGGATTGACAATATTGCCGACCTGACGGAAAAGGAGATACGCGAGATTCTGAAGAAGCTGGGGCGGTCCAAGTACTACGAGCACGCCGCTCACATTCTGTCGCGTCTGAACGGCAATCCGCCCCCCACCATCACGCCCGAGATTGAGGAGAAGATACGCGCCATGTTCCAGGAGATTCAGGCGCCGTTCCTGCTGTACTGCCCCAACGACCGCACGAACTTTCTGAGCTACAGCTACATCCTGTACAAGTTCTTTGAGCTGCTGGATTTGGACGAGTACAAGGTCTACTTTCCGCTGCTCAAGTCCCGCGACCGGTTAATCGCACACGACCACATCTGGCAGAAGATCTGCGATTACCTGCACTGGGAGTTCATCCGTTCAGTGTAGACGCGTGAGCATCCATTAATTTCTGAATGAACCACAATGAAGGGTTTGTTATCAAAAAGCTTATCCTTTTCATTGTTTTTCCAAGTAGTCTCCATCGTGATTGGTCTACTTGGACTGACGCTGAGCGTAAGTCCAAAGGACCAGATTCTCGTAACTGCGCTTGGTCTGGAGACACTTGTATCGTGTATCCAGTTCTCGTTCTACACGTGGTATGCGTATCACTTCAGGGAAGTTGCCGAGGCCACCTTCTATCGCTACCACGATTGGTTCATTACAACGCCCATCATGTTGTTGACGACCATGTTGTACTACGACTATTCAAACAATCCCGAGGAGACGAAAACATTTGAGGACTTTTGGGAGGAACATCATACGGAGATACTCCATGTGTTTGCCTTCAATGCCGTGATGCTTGTCTTTGGATACCTGCATGAGATTGGTGTTCTGGGTCTGTTTGCATCCAATACAATCGGCTTTGCCGGATTGATTGGATCCTTCTATGTCATCTACAACTCCTTTGTGGTCAAGAACCTCAATGCCAATCTGCCCCTGTTTGTGTTCATGTCAATTATTTGGGGGTCGTATGGATTGGCGGCCACACTGCCCCCTACATTGAAGAACGTGTACTACAACTTGATTGATACGATCTCAAAGAACTTCTATGGGTTGTTTCTGACCTATGTTGTCTACCAGAAAGCCGTCTAACGCGCAAGCGAAAACACAAGAGGGTCTGAGACCACAACATCCTCATTGCGGTGCGACTCATTGAACAGCGGGTCTTCCCAGAACCCCCAGTGTGTGATGTGGTTCATATCGCAGAACGCCTGGAAGAAGGTCTCGGAGTTGAAGGCGTACTTAGACCCATTGTCCCAGCACCCGTACATGTACATCATCGGGCCTAGCAACGCAAACACATCGCGCTTTGCGAACCATGTCTGTTCCATGCCTAGAGTGACAACCACTCTGTCCATGGACCCCCCAACGGGCGTCAACTTCTCACGAATCCGAGCACAGCCCAGACTGCGACACGTCAGTTCGTCTGTTGAAAACAGGGCAGACAGGTCCAGCTTCTCGGTTATCAGCGCATCGGTGCGCCAACGGACAACCACGTCAAACCGCATCTTGTGCTTGCGTTCGTACTCGAGAACCATGAGCCACGCCTTCAGAATCTGATAGTACTGGAGAACGCTTGCACCCTGAAGCACATATCCGACGTGATACGGCTCCGGGCGAGTACGTTCAAACACGCTTTCCAGCAACGCGGGGCGCCCACCCGAGTGGAGCATGAGGGTAAATGCTTCGAACTCGGGGGTACGAAACGACGTGCTGCGAATGTCGTCACCGCCAATCTCAATTCCATCAAAGTAGCCCCTGATTCGGTCGGGATTGTCAACCTCGCATGCCAGAAAGAGGGTGGAGTTGTTGGGCTCAATCAGGTTCTTGCGAGTATGTTTGTATATCTTATGAAGTGACCGTTCTTGGCCCGTAAGAATCACTGCGGTCCTCATTCTTTACTCGTGTACGCGAATAACGCCAGCGCAACCAAACTCATGCCCACTGCAATCCAGCGCGCTCCTTGAATCTTCTCTCCGAACCACAACACTCCCATCAGCGTCACCAAGACGGAACTGGCTAGGTTCCACACCAAATTGACCACTGCCAAACCCCCGCCCGTGTACTTCATGGCTTGAAGGAACACGTACGGCTGCAGTGCGTACACCAAGGTGGCAAAAGGCAAACCCGTCTGAAGAGGCCACGTGCCCACATGCACTTGCTTCACGGTGGACATCATCACCAAGTCCAACACCGTCATTGTTGCGCCAAAGGCAATAGGGAGCACTGAGAATCCCATTGTTCTTCTTGGGAGTATATAAATGCCCGCCGAGACTGAAGCGACCAAGGGAATCTCGAACCAGGTGGTTGTGGACTACTTTTACATCATGTTTTGGATTGTGGGCCTGACCACAGCGCTCGTCCTGCTGCTGGAGCTCTACGCCATGTCCGTCTCCCCCAAGCGCGGCTTTGCAATGTTCCTGCGGTCTGCGCCGACCCTGTTCCTCGCCCTCGCAAACGCCGCGTTCCTGTACATCCTGTCCGCGCGCGCACTGAACTAATCACATAACAACACACACACTCTGCACGACACCACCCACAACCCCGCCAACGACCGCTTGCTGGTAGCCGTTGCTGGGGACGTATACAATCTTCGGAGGAGGACGGCGGGCTGTACAAACTGCGTAGTGATGATTTTGAGAGCGACAATGAGTGCACGGCATTGAAAAGAGGTTTGTGTGTGGTCCTTGTATTCGTTTTCACTCGCTGTCGGAACCCAGGCTGTTCCCGTCCGTATCCGTCTTGGCGTAGCAGTCGGGTGAGTAGTGACTAGCACGACCACAGCGGTAGCACGCCCCCGTCTTCCTAGCGGGGCGCGGCTGGGGTTTGGATGTGCAGCGCCGCTCGTGCTGAATGGCAAGTGTCATGCGCTTGAACTCCTTATCACAGTGGGAGCAGCCCCACACCTCCTCCTCGGGCTCG